GAAATTACTTTTAGATAATCTACTTTTCTTTCCTTTTTTAATTCTTTCGAATTTAAAGTATAAGGAATTTTAAGAATAGAAGTATTATATTTAAAATCTTCACTATTCATTCCGTTATTAACGCTTTCTAGAATAGTAGTAGAAAATTTAAAATTTTCCATTCTTTCGAAAGATTTTCCTTTCTTACTATTTACTAGTAAGTGAAGTACTTTCTCTTCTTTTCGAAGAATTAAAGAAGTAGGAAATTTATTTAATTTTCCTTTTCCTTTTTCTTCTACTTTAGAAGTTTTATTCATTTTCTTTTTCTCCTTTCTATCTTTATATTAAAGATATGAATAAATTATTTTATTTTTTAAAAAAAGTAAATACTTAATTTTAAAAAAATTAGAATTAAAATTATATAAATTAATTCATTCATTAATTCTCCTTTCTTAATTCTTTATATTAAATTTTTCTATTTTTAAAACATCTAAGAAATTAAAGATGTTCGATATATATATATATTTTCTGGATCAGGGATGTACAGTCGTGTACCTCTTACCCCTTACTACCTACTACTAACTCTTGACTGATCAACTGATCAATCAACGATCAACTGATCAACCGTGATCAACTAATCAAGACTAAAAAAAGGGGGCCGAAGCCCCCGAATTTGAATTATAACTTGTTAACTAATGCTGTGAATTCCTTCACATTCTTCTCCATTTGAGATGAAAGCTTGACTCCCTCAAACTCTTTAAGGAATGTCAAATATAATTCCTTCTTATCTTTGGTTAGATATCTAGCTATCAGAACGTTAGGCTTTTTAAATTTTCCGTTAGACATGGAATCATAAGCTATATCTATCGTTCTGTAACCCTGTTCGAAAGCTTCCTTGATAGTGGTGGCTTTCATAGCTTTTGAGTAAATCTCATGTGATTTACTTCCTTGTTGCTTCGGGTTAACTATTCTGAAAAGACAGATATCGTTTCCGATTTGGTTAACAGTTCTAGGTAGTTTAGTTTGTGTTTTTTTCATTTTTCTTTCTCTCTTTCTTTGTTGCTCTATTTTACTATTTTAAATTACAAAAGTAAACATCTTTATTTTAAAGAAATGTTCCTATGATATATATATACTTGGTGGATCAGACTGGTACCGAAAGGCGCCGAGCTATGTTGTTGTTTGTTGACCCCTTACGCTCTACTGTTTGTACCGGATTGATCAAGAGTCAAGGATCAAAGATCAACCGTCAACCACAATCAACCACTATTGTGGGTTGCTGTAGGATGCTTTTAATGAATCAAGGTAATTGACGATGTCGTCCTCGCTCATGGTGTCAAGGTTTGTTGTCTTGATCTCTTTCTTATCAACAAGGTACCCTAACATTTGTGCCTTGAGTCGAGCGGCCTGAACCGCTGCACCGATTTGCCCTCTTTCTCTAGCTTCATGGATCATGGCATCAATCGCTTCGATCTCTTTGTCCATCGTATGAACTGTTTGTTGGTGTTGAAGAGAGCGTAATCGATCAAGGGCCTTGCGTATTTTATCTTTCTTTAGTAGGCGTGTCGCTTGAACGTGCGCTGCAGATTGTGCGTAACCGGCCTCTAAAGCCGCTTGTTTCTTACCTAAACCTTGAAATATGAATTCGACAAACTTCTTTTCCTTGTCTGATAAAATCTTACTTTCGGCACTTGTAAAATCAATAATATTATCGGGTCCTTTATCCATAGAATTATCTATAAACTAAAAGGCCCGATAAGTAAATACTAGGTTTTTATATTAATAAGGGTGGTCATCGTATGAACTAAAGATCGTGTTAGGAACGTTTAAACCTCCGGTTAAATCTAATTCTAATTCCTTGACTATGTATTCTAATCCTGAATGACCAGATAATTCTCTAGCTTCGGCTATCGCAGATTTAGAATCAGGGAATAAAACGAAATGCGATATCTTCTCTTTGTCCATATCGTATTCTACGAATCCACTGTCTTTATCTGCCCAGGCTAAAGTAGGAACTGTTATATATTTATGGACAGCATCTTCATTATTTAAGTCTTTGTGACTAATAGAAGTATTGTCGGAATCGACATTGAATATTGCATACACTTTCATCTTTCGACCTTTCTTTTTAAAGTTTCTTTATTATAAAATTATTCTTTACCAGATGAAACCTCTTCTTCTACTTCATGTTCAAAACATGGTAACTCACCCCACTTAGGTTTTATATCTACTAGCTTGCATTTGAACGGATAGTTATAATCAAAACCTGGGATATCTTCTAGCTTTAGGTCGCTAACATCACTAGCTAACATGTTAAGCCAATACTTCTCTTGGATTTTTTGTAGTTCTTTAATACACTCGTTTATGATTGCCATATAGCGATATGCTTTCGCTCTATGTTGTGCTTCCTCATAGTTCTGAGCAAGCATTTCTTGCATACTAAAGTTAATTTCTTTGTCTTGCCAAATCTTTTTTACGTCCATTTCTTTCTCCTTTTTGTTTTATTATAAACTATTAATCGTCAGATGAAACCTCTTTATTTTAATCTCTGACTTCGCCAGTGTAGTGTTCTCTAGCACGTTCTTCACCATCTTTAAAACCTCTTCTGTAATCTTCAGATTCAGGCTCTTCAACAATCTCACTATCTGGTATATATTTTCTGTCTCCTAATGCTCTACGTCTTTGTTTGAGTTCCATAAACTTGTTAGCATTATATTCTTTACGTTGATCTTCATTCATATCACCCCACATAGTATCCATTTCATCTAGTGAATGTTTGAATGGATAGTTATCGCAGAAACCTGGTAATTCATTTATATCGTCCATACCATCGCATAGTTCCCATGAATTAACTAAACTCTGTAATCTAGATATAGCAAGATTAATCGTATCCATCTGTCTATATATCAGAATAGTATAAGCATTTTTAAAAGCCCTATCTTGTAGTTTACTATCAGATTTAAAATAGCGAACTGTATCAATAAGGTCGTTCTCTAGTTTTTGATATTCGTCATGCATTTTCTTCTTTCTCCTTTTGTTTATTATAAATTATTTAACTACCCAATGAAACATCTTTAAATTCTTTCATGTAGTATCTGTCTTTCCATAGTCTGCTACCTTCAAGTGCTGGACATATAGTTTCTAACGTGTCATAGAATTCTCTTTTTCCTGACTCGAAATCTTTGCAAGGTATATCTACCGATATATTATAAAACCTTGTTTTATCGTTCACACTAGTTGGTTCGTATGGTATTTGTGCTCTACATCTAAGTATCATGTTCAGTCCTCCTTAAAGTTATTCTGTCGTACAGTTCCTTAACTGTAATTACTTCTTTTGTTTCTTCATTACGCATTTCAGTATCTGCGCAATTATCACAAAACTCAACCCACATACTTCCTAGCATCATAGCTTTAGTACCACTATCGGGTCTACGAGTATCGCATATATTACAATGATCGGCCATAGTTCTTTCTCCTTATAATTTTATAATAAAGAATTAATTATCAAGATAAACATCTTTATTAGTAATCCATGCAGGAATCTTTCTACTCTTGTACTCTGCGAAATGTAGCTTTTCACCTATGTAATATCTTCGGTATGCAACGTGAGGGTCGGTATCTTTGTATTGATCTGGCATACACTGAGGAAACTCAGTCAAGTCAAGAACGTCACTATCAGGTGTTTTGAATTTACCAGTCAATTTGAATGGACTCATACGACAAGCTGTATGAAGTTTAACCCAAGTCTTATGGGTTCTGTTATAGATTTCTTCATACAATTGGCATAGTCTTTCGAAGTGTTCATAAAGCCAGAAATAGTTAGCATGACTAGTTCTAGCCCATACTGTACACGGGTGGTTTACGTATGCTGGTTCGTAATATTTGTATTTACCAAGATGTTCAGATTCTAAGACATGATGAGCTGTCGATAACATCTGGCCTGTCTCTAATATCATCTTCACGACATGCTTATCACATAGCCATTCAGCTGACGTTTGAGCACATCGTGAAAGAGCAAAGATATTCATAAGACACCGTACTGTTTTAAGACTAACAGTAATAACAATATAATTATGGTAGTTTGCTGGTTAGGTTTTCTAATCTTCATAACTTGTCTTTCAGCAGTTTAACTACGTCATCTAAGTTGTTTTTAATTAATTCGACAATATTGTCGTCTAAGTATTCGCCGACCTTATCTTCGACCATAGTTTCAATATCTGCGTTGTTGATTTCTTCCTCAACCTTATCGCATACTATATCGTTGATAATATCTTCTACTGTATTTGCCATATAAGCCTCCTTTGGTTAGTTGATAGACAGGGGCCGGAATACGACCCCTATCAGAAAAAGAAAATGAATATAAAATAATACTAAGAATAATAAAAACAAAGTATACAACGATTATAAAGTGAATGTCGCTTTAGGGGTTTTACTTCCCATACCTTCTTTGTCTCTATCTTCTGTAGCGATAAAACCACGCTCTCTATCCCAATCGATATCAATAGTTCTACCACCTGCTTCGAGAAACTCACGAATGGTAATTCCATTCTTGTAGATCTCAAACATCTTATAACCCTTAGAGCCTTCTCTCTTTGGGTTCTTCTCTACACATACTTGTATACGAGCATCTCTGTCGTACTTATATGTGCCCTGCTTTTCTCTAGGAGTAGGTACAACCTTACTCTTAGATTGTTTTGCGCCCTTAGCTTTTACTGCTTTTGGCGTCTTTGATTTACCCTTCGGGGTATTAGTTGATAAAGCCATTTGCTTTCTCCTTTCTAATTTTATTTATAATAAAACTTAAAACAGCCTGAGTAAACAACTTTCTTAACTTGAGTGCAAGAATAAGATAGTTAATGTTATAGCTGATATTAAGTAAATTAACCAGTCCGGCATTTCTTAAATTCCTTTCTATACTATATAGAGACCAATTCATAAATATAAAAAACCTTCAGAGGGGTTAATACTGCCTCCGGTAGGATTGCCTGGATTGCCTCTAGAATTCATAGTAATCCCTATATTCCTATTGATATACAATAAAAGTAACCACTTGGGATTAGGGATTGCCATTCTGCGTTTCA